CTGCATGAGATGACCTGACCTTTAGTTGCCTACCGTCTAGCCCTACTAGGTAGCCACGCTTAGATGCTTCTGTAACACGGTCTATTAACTTGGCTAGTGCAGGTAGCTTTGCTAAGAATCTTTTCTTTAGAACTGAACCTGCATTTGGCCCTTTACCTACAATCTCACCTAGCTTTCCCACACCTGCGCCATACAAAAATCCATAGATGAATGTCTTAGCTTGTGGGCGTGTCCTTAGTCCTGCTGCTTCTTGATTAGCCGTGTGTATATCACCGTTCACCACAGTCTCACCGTAAGCACCACCGTCATACTTAGCCATGTAGTGAGCCAAGCATCTAAGCTCTAGGCCAGACACATCGACACCTACTAGCTTCTTGCCTCTGGGTACTGTGAACAGTTCACGACACTCCTTCCCATAGGGCGCACCACAGGACGGAACCTGTGCCACGTTAGGGTAAGCGTGTGTTGCTCTCCCTGTGACGGCTCCGTTTGTATTGCAACTCCCGTGGATGCGCCCCCCTCGCTCAACCTTTAGCCATGCTTGTCTACCATCTCCAAGCTGACCCAAGCGTTTAATGAGTGTGTAGTATTCGACTAACAGTTTTGCCTCTGGATAAGGTAACTTGGACAAAACATCCTCATCGACCTTGGGCTTACCATCATTGGTGAAGTCTGTAGGAAACCAACCTCTGAGTGCTATCAATCGGTTAGCCACATGGTCACGGCTACCTGGATTAAACTCGACCTGCCTTACCTTGTAGGTCTTGACACCCTTCACATAGCCTCTGGTCTTGTTGTTTACCTTTGGCATAAACGGTGTCTTGATTTCCCAGTTGGGGAAGGATGCTTTGAGTTCTGTTTCCAGTTCCAGCTTTCGTCCTGAAAGCTCCGCATATAACTTACCCGCAGCCTCTGCGTCAAAGGTAAATCCAGTAGTCTCTTGCCTGTAAATAAGTTCAGCAACTTCATGTTCAAGTTCGATTGATTGTTGTGAGTATTCTTTAGCAACTATCTTTTGCCAAAGGGTGTTGGTTACTTCTACATCTTGGAAACAATACTTCATCATCTCTTCAGAGTATTCTTCCCAGCCACCATCGTAGTCATCCTTGTAGTCACCGATGCGTTGCCCCCATGCCCGTAGGCTGTGGCTACCTATCAGATTTCTAGGGAAGTCTGTTCTGGTGAAGTCGGCTTGCTTGACATCAGCCCAAATGAGCCGTGTGCAAACCAAGGTGTCTCTTATGATTCCTTTCGGATTAAAAGCACCTAGCTTTTGTAGTACAGGGATGTCGTACTTGATAATGTTATGCCCACATATCATGTCAGCATTCTCTAGCTTAGGGATAGCTTCAGTCCATACGCCTTTGCCGTGATAACCCAATGCTTCTCCAGTCTCTATATCTTTGAGAACTATGCAGTGAATCTTGGTTACATCATCAAGCAGACCGTCAGTTTCTAAATCAAATATGTAACTAGAACTCATCAGCCACCTCATCAAATTCTGGATTGCACTCAAGCAAACGTCCCGTCTGTGGATTGTATTGAACGTGACAAGCTATGCCTGTCTCACCACTGAAACGATTCTTAAGTACCCTCACTGTTGTTGTGTTGGATTGCTCACCTTGTTGGTCACGCTCTAGGGATATCACCATGTCAGATAGCTGGGCTATGGCATGGCTACCACGCAACTGAGAGAGGCTGGTTACTGCTCCTTCCTCATGCCCTCTGTCACCACTTGGACGCTTGAGATGAGACACCAGTATCAACCCTACGCCTGTCTCTTGGACAAGGGTACGCAGAGCAGTCATGGCATTATCTATCAGCCTACGTTCATCCCCGTCACCCAAACCTGATACAACAATAGACAAGTGGTCAAGTACAATCCAAGAGCATTCACATCCTTGAGCCAAGAAACGAACTCTGTTAAGTAGGTTGTCAATCTGCGTAGAGCCGAATGAATCATAAAAGTAAGTTCTGCCATTACCAATAACGCTATCATAAGCACCTCTAAGTTCTTCGCTTTCTAATGTTGTCAGTCCCAAGTGCAAAGGCTTGTCAAGGTGCAGACCCATCAGTCCTAAAGCCGTACGCTTTACCGTCTCTTCTAACATGATAAATCCTACAGACTCACCTGTGTTGATTAGGTGATAGCCTATCTCTCTGGCTAAGTTGGACTTACCAATGCCTGAACCTGCCGTGATGGTTGTAAGCTCAGACTTCCTGAGTCCTCTGGTTTTCTCATTGAGTCCTTGGTAGGGGTAGTCAACAGCATGGACAGCATCTTGTGTAGACACTGATGCCCATAGGTCATCCCCTGCAACGATGCCATCTGGTCTGTAAACCTTGGCTTCCCACATAGCACTGATAAGTTCTTTTGACTTACCCTGAACGAGCATCTCGTTAGCGTCCTTAAGTGGGAGCGTGGCAATCTTAGCCTTGCCAGGTGCAAGGACTGAAGCACAAGCCTTGGCTGCTCTTTGTCCAGCATCATCCATATCAAACATAAACACGACAGTCTCAAACTTCTGGAGCCACTCAAGGGATTTCTGTACGTCCTTCTTAGCTCCTTGTGCGCCATTCTTAACTGAGACTACAGGCCACTTGTTGCCTTGCACTTGTGATAGTGACTGGGCATCTAGTTCACCTTCAGTGACACATACCATCTTACCACCGTCACGCCACATCCACTCACCGTAGAGGCCACAGTCTCTTGATGAGCCATTCCACTGGAACGTCTTATCGGCAAACCTTAGTTTCTGGGCAATGACTGTTCCTTCTTTATAATAGTTAGCTACCTGACAGGTCTTCCCGTTGTGTGTTGAAACACGGTAGTCAAACTTTCTGCAAGTATCTTCAGTGATACCTCGCTTAGGAAGTGCTTTAATTTCTCCTTTGAACTTATTGATATATAAGGATTCTACTTCTTCCTGCTTCTCAAATGGGAAGTCTTCATTAATCATTGTGTCTGCCTTTTCGTAGTATCCACACCCAAAACAATGACCATGACCATCAGAGTAGCGGGCAAGATTATCTCTCGACCCGCACTCTGGACATGGTTCATGTGCAATGAAAGTGGAATCATTAAGTTCCTCTTGCATTCATCCACTCCTGTACATCAAATGATGGACACGCTTTATTTGCGACTTCATTGTGACCAATGATTTTAGCTTCTGGATATTTGGCTGATAAGCCATCTACCAAGATACTGAGCATTCCCCACTGTGCTTCTGTGAAGTTATTCTCAGGTTCACCTTCGTCATTGAGTCCACCTACCAGACAGATTCCAACTGAGTAGCTGTTGTGTCCTCTGGCGTGTGCGCCAATGTCATTGAAGTCTCTGCCTATCTCGATAGAACCGTCACGCTTGATGACAAAGTGGTAGCCAATCTTGAGCCAGCCTCTTTGCCTATGCCAACGGTCTATCTCTCTTGCGTCTATATCTTGAGATGGGCGAGTTGCAGCGCAGTGGATGATTATTTCTTCCGTCCTTTTACGCCCTTGCATAATTCCTCCGTAGTCAATTTAGTTTTCTTTGGTAGCTTCTCTTTAATCCAATCCAACGGGATGCTTTTGTCGGCATACTGGAAGCCCAGACGCTGACACCACATCCCATAAGTTGTTCTTGATTTGCTACCGATTCTTGTCCGTGAGTTGCTGAAGACAAACCGTATGTCTAACTCTGGGTTCTGCTCTTTAATGAGCTTGTGCTTAGACCTGTCGCTACTAAGAAACTGCCCTTTGGTTTCAACAATGATTCCATTGGGCAGAACAAAGTCAGGCTTGTACCTAGAGTTAGGCTTCTGATAGATGACCCAACCTGGAGGTTCATAAAAGAACTCAACCCCCAGTTCTGTTAGTTCACCTGCAACCTTTTCTTCAAGACCACTTCTAAAGGGCGATAGATTTTTTCGCCTAAAAGTCTTCATCATCTACTTCAAACCCGTGGACTTGGCCTGTCTCCTCCTGAACTGCGGTAAATCCTTCGGTTGCTTCAAAGCCATAGTTGGTTGCATCAGCACCACCACCGCCTGTCTTTAGTTCAATAATCTGAACAGCCTTAAGACGCATAGACACCCCTGCACCTACTGCTGCTACATAATATGGAACCAGTTCTGAAGAGATGCGGAGCATAGAACCGCCCCAGATAGAATCAACGTCAGTCATCAGAGTGCCTTGGGCATCAAATAACTTAGGACTCATCTCGATTGTCCGTCCGTCTTTGGTGTTGACCTTAGCCTTCATCTTAAACTTGAAGATAACTCGACCAGTCTCTTGGCCTTCATCATCTAACTCAGCATAGTATGGAGGTTCTGCTACCTTTGGACGCTTGCCTGGGGGTATCATTCCTTGGGCTTCTTCCATCACTTCGTCTACCTTGGCAGTGATAGGTGCAGCCTCTTCTTCAGTTAAAGATAGGCTCACCTTGTACTCACCCATTGCATTAAACTTGGTGTCAGGCTGTGTAAGATGTGGATATATCGCTATACCCGATGGGGTAACAATTTTCAAATAGTCTTTCGACATACAAATAATCCTCTTGTGGATAGTTGGTTTCAATAATAAATCCGTAAGTCTCTACGGCTTCTACTTGGACATCTAGGGGAACTAACTGACCCATGCTCCTATAATATTTTAAGAGTTCATCCATTAGTTTCTCCTTTCGATTTGACCAGTCGGTCTAATATGGTGGGTATTAATTGTCATAGTGGATAGTATCATGCAAAGAAAAATTCTGAGTGTTCGACCTGCTTAATATCTAGGTCACCCTTGGATGGAACTGGCGGGATTTCACCATGCTTTTCAGGTGGCAACACCTCCAACAGACTAGCCCTAAAGTTCTCTAGGACATCCTGTTGTGTGTACATTTTCACAAAGGCTTTACGCAAGCACCACCATAGGCTCTCCGCATCTGCGGCATGAGTTCCGTAGCTGTCATGCACCATCGCATAACTCTTGATACCAAACTCTAGTGCTACATCGATAGTCATCATCATGTGTGCTGCATCAATCGAATGTACAAAGTTAGGAGAGATACCATTGGACTGCCTAATCTTGTCTATCTTCCCTGTC